AAAAAATCAGTTTGGACTTATAAAATATTAGATTGGATTAGAAAAATAATGCCAATCACATTTTGTACAGGATGTTTCTTCTTAATTTCAAAAAAGAAATTTAATGAATTAGGAGGATTTGATGAAACCTTACAAAACTCAGAAGATTTTTGGTTATCTAAACAGATATCAAAATCAAAATTTAAAATAGTAAATGAATATATTGGACAAGATAATAGAAGGTTTCTTAAATTCGGTTATTGGAATTTTATTAAACTAAACTTGTTAAATTATTTATATTTTTGGAACATAAAATGGTTTAAAAAAGATGTTGGATACTGGAAATAAAATAAAAGATTGGTTAAAAGATTATTTAGAATCTTCAAATCTAAATCATTTTGTTATAGGAGTTAGTGGTGGAATAGATTCGGCAGTAACTTCAACACTATGTGCGATGACAGGGAAACCCACTATTCTTGTTTCAATGCCAATTCACCAAAATGAAAAAGAACTAAAAAGAGCTAACAGTCATATGTGGTGGTTAGGGCAACTTGATAATGTTATTAACTTAGAATTCGATTTAACTCAAACATATGAAACATTTAAATTGATGTGGTTAAACGAAGATGATAATTTAGCACTTGCAAATACTCGTTCAAGATTGAGAATGACAACCTTATATCATGTAGCAACTATGAACAAAGGATTAGTTGTTGGTACTGGTAATAAAGTAGAAGACTTCGGAATCGGATTTTATACAAAGTATGGAGATGGTGGAGTAGATATTTCACCAATAGCTGATTTAATGAAATCAGAAGTTAGAGAACTTGCAAAATCTTTAAACATAATCCAAGAAATAATTGATGCACCACCAACAGATGGTTTATGGGATGATGGAAGAACAGATGAAAATCAAATTGGTGCAACATATGATGAATTAGAATGGGCTATGGAATATAAAGGAGGGCCTATAACAGAAAGACAAAAAGAAGTAATAAATATTTACCAAAAGTTTCACCATCAGAACAAACACAAAATGGTAGAAATCCCTATATTTAAAAATGAGCAAACTAATTAATTTATTCGGTGGACCAGGTATTGGTAAATCTTCAATAGCAAATGGTATCACTTACAAACTCAAAAAGAAACACATAAGTTGTAATAATCCTTATGAGTTCCCAAAAAGATTAGCTTGGGACCACAATATACCAGCGATATCAGACCAACTTTATGTATTTGCAAACCAACATAGAGGAATTGCAGAATGTTATGGTAAAGTAGATTATATAATAATTGATTCACCAATTTTATTTTCTACCATTTACCACAGATATTACACAGAAGGATATCCTGCTGAATTTTATGGAGAACCTTTCCATAATTTAGTTATTGATTTACATAAAAAATATGATAGTATCAATATCTTATTAAAACGAGGTGAAACAATACACAATGATGATGAAAGATTTCAGAAGTTAGAACAATCAATTGAAATAGATAAATTGTGTAAAAAAGTATTAGAAGAAAACAACGTTCCCTATCATGAAATAGAGGTTGGGCCGAAAACAGTAAAAAAAATTATGAAATTATTAGGAAAGTCCAAATAAATTTCGTATATTTGTATAAACAAAAATAAATTATAATGGCAAACTTACAAGAAATAGCAAATAAGTTCAGAATAGCTGAACATTATCTTAACTCAAAAGAGGATGGATTGAATGTGGTGGCTTCATCATTAGGTGATATCATTAATGAATTAAATGAAGAATCAAAAAGAGGTATTGATGAAAACAGAAAACAATCTATCATTACTAAATTAGAAAAATTAAGTTCTTTTTGTAAAGAAGTAAAAAACTCTACATTTTAATAAATGGCATTTTTCGAGGATAATAACACAACTAAGAAGGTAAACAACTCTCTATGGGTAGAGAAGTACAGACCTTCCAAACTAACAGAATATGTTGGTAATGAACATTTAAAGGATAAGGTAAAGGATTATCTTGAAAGTGGAGAAATCCCTCATCTTTTATTCTTCGGTAAAGCAGGTACAGGTAAAACAACCTTGGCAAAGTTAATTGTAAATTCAATTGATTGTGACCATATCATTATAAATGCATCTGATGAAAACAATGTAGATACAGTTCGTAATAAAGTAAAAGGATTTGCTTCAACTGTTGGTTTCAAAGATATGAAAATAATCATACTTGATGAGTTTGATTATATGACACCAAATGCACAGGCAATCTTAAGAAACTTGATGGAAACGTTTTCAAGACATTGTAGATTTATCCTAACTTGTAATTATGTTGAGAAAGTAATCTCACCAATTAGAAGTAGAACACAAGAGTTTCAGATTGTACCTCCAACTAAAAAAGATGTTGCAGTACAAATCTCACAGATTTTAGGTAAAGAAGGTGTAGGTTTTCAACCAAAAGACCTTGTACCTATCATTGATAGTTCATATCCTGATATTAGAAAGATTATTAATACTTGTCAGTTAAATTCATCTAAAGGACAATTAAAACTCGATACAACCTCTGTAATTGATTCTGATTTAAAATCAAAGGTAGTTGAGATTCTTAAGGGTAAAGATTCAAAACCTAACAAGTGGAAAAACATTAGACAAGCAGTTGCTGATTCTCGTACACAAGATTTTACAGAACTTTACACATTCTTATATGAAAAGGTAGATGATTATGGTAGTGGAAATACATCAAATATTATACTCATTCTTTCTGAATCACAACACAAAGATGCATTGGTAGTAGATAAAGAAATTACCTTTATGAGTTGTATAATTCAAATAGTTGGTATATTATGATAAAGAAATTAAAGAAACTTTGGAACTATCTAACTTGGTTAGAAGAACAACGAATGAAAGCCGCAATCAAATGTGGTAGTGCAGGCCCTTTATTATGATAAAAGTAGAAACAGATTCACTTGATGTACTATTAAGAACACAGCCTAAACTTATGGTAATGTTTGGTACTGATTGGTGTGGATATTGTGATGTTCTTAAACCAGAGTTTGAAAGAGTTTCGAATGAACATAAAGAAATACCATTTGTGTATATTAATCCTGATAATGCACCAAAAAGTAGAAAGTTGGTTGATTTAACAGATATACCAATGTTAGTTGCTTTCAAAAATGGTAAATCAATTGCATATGAATTTGGAAATACCAAAGAAATAGTAACAAAAGTTTTATCAAAATTGCTTGTATAATTGGTATTTTTTTCGTATATTTACATAGTAAATAAAATATATTATGTATCAACCTTATAAATACGACCCAAATAATCCTCTTAGTGATGAGGAATTAGATGAATTAGGTAAAGTAGATTTCGAAGGATTCTTAGAGTACTTAGATTCTAAAACAGAGTATTTAAAACAATTCACTAAACCTCTCAGTTCATATCATACTAAAAGATTTGCTTCTTTATCATTAAAACAACAAGGTAAAGAAATTACAGATGATGAATTAAAAAAAGCAGAAAAGATTGGTAAGGATAATGAAAAGAAAGTTATTAATAAAATTAAAAATAAATAAACTATGGCAAAAATTATAGGAATGAATGATGGTGGTGGACTTCCTCCACAACAACCAAAGATAGATTTATCCAAGGCAACAGAAATGAAATGTCAAGAATGTGGTGGTACTGTGTTTATACCAGGTACTAAGTTCTTAAAGATTTCTAAGATAGTTACAGGTACAAAAAATGATGCAATCATACCAGTAGAATTATATCTTTGTGGTGATTGTGGTGAAATCAATCAAGAATTATTACCAAACGAACTAAAACAAAATGGCTAAATCTTTATTTGACCATATAAAAGCAGTAACACAATTTCAAGACCCTAAGTATTGGGATAAACTTGAAGATGATGATAAGAAAACATGGAGTAACTATATGGTTCATCGTTTTCTTTCTATGAATCCTGATTGGATTGAGGTTCTTTCAGAGATACAACCCTATACACAAGTATTAGAACCCAAACAACTTTATCTTGCTTTAATAGGATTAATTCCAAAAGGTAGATATTTTTTAAAATATACAAAAGGAAAAAAATCTAATAAATATGAATCTTGGTTAATTGATTTATTAAAAGAAGATTTTAATTCTTCAATTAGAGAGGCAGAAGATTATTGTGAAATACTTTACTCAACGAAAGAAGGTAGGGAAAATATAAAGTACATTTGTGAGAAATATGGTATTGATAAAAAACAAATAACTAAGTTAAAATTAAAGGTTTAAATATTTGGCAGTCTCGATTTTTTTTCGTATATTTACATAGTAAATGAGTGATAATTAAAATATAAAAGTATGTTAATAGTATTAGAATCAGTAGGAAGTGTATTTGACACAAAAGAAGGAATAATTTACCCTCAAACAGAAGATGGTGGTTATGATAAAGAATTCTCTATATCCATAGATGATGAAGAGGTATCACTAGATTGGTGGGAATCTCTAAGTTTAGAAGACTTCAATATAGTGAAGTATGGAGTATCAACTGAATCACATAAATAAAAAGTATGGCAAGAGTAAGTTATTCTCAGTATGGTATGTATAGTTCATGCCAACAACAATACAAATTAAATTACATTGATAAGTTAGGTATTAGTAACGCTAATATTCATCTTATCTTTGGTTCTGCTATGCACGAAGTGATTCAACATTTCTTAGATGTGATGTATAATGTAACTAAAAAACAGGCATTACAACTAAAC